CTAGATAGTCGCCGAAAATCCGATCATCATCGTCTATAAAACAGGAGTACTCACCTTGTGCAGCAGCCAACAACTCGTTGCGTTTGGTACCCACGGTTTTCTGTCCGCCATCGAGGTTGTAGAGGATTTCAACCCCATTGGCGTGCTCCAGAGCGTCCGCTTGTATCTTGAGGGCTCTGAACAGTGATTTGGTTTGCGTCCAACGAGACTCTAATCCGCAAATCAGCACACTCAGCAAGGGTGGCGTCAAAAAATCCTGCGTGATGCGCGTAACACCTAAAGGGCTGTCTTTACGCACGCGGAAATCCCTCTCGCTTACGCCGATAATAGATGGCCTTAAAGATGGTGGCTCCGCGTTTGTCTTGCCGCAGATTGATCTCGTCACTCGCGACCAACCCTCGGGACGGATGTCGATGATCGAATCTTAGGCGCTGGCGAGCATCGATTACCACGCCATCTCGATGAGCGACGTCGCTAAATTCATTATCCGCGTACCAGGCCTCATATTCATGCCAGAATATGTAACCGTAGCGCTCATAGTAAGCACGGGTCAGGATTGGGTGGACGATAAAGTGCGCGTCGTTTGATCCCTGCGTAGACGCCCACACGACAGCCGGTTGATCGCTTTTATATCCTAACACATCCAACAACGCTGTATCCCAATTCGGAAATGGGAAAAAGTCATCTGCGATTACGACCAGGACTTTTCCGGTCGAAAGCGCGGCCGCTTGGTTGAATGCATCAACCAAGCACGGGCGCCCCGTGTTGCGTTGTACAAGAAACGCTCCAAACTTCGTGGTTGGTGCTTTTCCGAATTCCCACTCTGGCACCAGAACATATTCTATCTCTCGTGCACACGCCGAGAGTTGTCCCCAAGCGCGGTGAACGGCCTCCCAGCGTGCGGGCCGCGCAGTCGCATGAAGCAGGCTAAGTTTCGGTGCCATCGAAGTGCCTCCGATAGAGTTGCCAGGCGCGCTTTGCCGCCGCTGGGAGATAGTCGTAGATGCGACGAGGATCTTGTGCGAGATCGTGAATGAGGTTTATGGTTTTTTCATAGCCAAGGAATTCCTGCACCATGTCGCGGGTTAGGCAGTGTGAGTTTCGCTTTTGATAGACGCTTGGAGCGCCGTAAACTACCCTAAAACCACGAGCCTGCACATAATAGGAGGCCCAAATATCTTCCAATCGGTTGATGCCCGGAGCAAGAAAATAATCCGGCAAGACACGTCTGAGTAAGAAAGTATTCTGACTGTTGAAAGGACTCGGCTTATTACTTGCCATGGGAAAATAGGCTGGGCCAAAGCGGCAAACAGGGTTGTGTTCCATCCGGCAGATGGCATCGACGTCGGGATCTCCATCCCAAAAATCTGCCTGAATTTCGGGGCAGACGCGCTGGATCATGCAATGGCCATAATCGCGGGAGTCCAGGAGTTGCAGGGGGAATCCACGATGCCACAGGTGACTCACTAATGCACCCACTGGATCAAACGCCGGCGCGCAGGAGGGTGCAACGTAGAAGTGGGTTTCAATTAAGCGACCGAGAAGTAGATTTTGCCCCCAACTTTCGTAGGGAATGTTGTCGTCATCAACCAGCGCAATCACCTCGGCCCCTGCCTCATACGCTATCAATATCCCGAGATTTCTGCGCTGTACACAGTTCCAACCTATGGCGTTTGAGAGCTTGCGATCGTAACTTTCCTGATCTTTGGGGCTGACGTAGATTCCACGATCGAGTTTAAAATCGGGCGGAGTTTTGAGGTCACCGACCACGATTAGCCGCCAATCGGGCAACGCATCGAATTTTCGAAGCGCCTCGGACAGTGGATGAATGGTAGTCGAGACGATGTAATTCATGAATAAGCCTTTAGTTCGGGCTCAACACCGAAGAGCTTGTCGATCTCCCGGACCAGCAGCGCGCGAGCTTCGTTTCCCATGGCATTCTGCTTTTCGATCTGAACCACTTCGGCTAGTTGGTCATACGTCGGTGGGTCGTTAAGGGCTTTAAGGTGCGAGCGTACCGCGTCCTCCAGCCACCACTGTCGATTATTTCGCCATAGGAGTAGGCTGGCCAGGCAATTGAATCGTGGAACCTTTTCGGGATGGGCTTCCTTAAATTTATCGAGAACTGCATTACACCTCGCTATCTCAGCATCGATTGCAGCCACGGGGATGTTGTTTGCCAGCGCTTTGGTGCGTTTAAGAGTCAGGATTGTCATGCGATCGACAATTTGTCCTGGTGACGGATCAAATAGCATCATGGCATTCTCGCAAGGCATTTATTTTTGATTATAACCGGCGCCCACGGGCATGAATACTGGCGTCGATGCGGCCGTCTCTTTGCAGTCGAATGGGCAGCAAACCCGGCATGCCGGGGGGATACATCTTTTGCGCGGCGTATGTCCCGAAATAACCCAGATAGGAAGGTGCGATGATTACGAGGGCATTACGCTCCATGGCTCGGCCAGTCTTTTGGTCGTGATCGACTTGATAAACCACGTCCACGAGCGAGTTGTGAAGATGTCCCGTCCAGAAGACATCAAAGCACCGCGCCCAGGGCAACATTTTGCGCGCCGCCATGCGCTGGGCGCCGGCGGTGGTTGACGCGCCCGTGCCGTGGTGGGCGAGGATGCGGAAATTATTGCCGGCAAATCGGATGGTGCAAAAACAGAAATCTGGGAAGTAGGGAATGCCCAACCAGGTAGCAATCCAGCGCGCTAAGTCGATGCCCAGGACTGTTGCCCGCAGCTCATGATTTCCGGGAAGCTTGAAAAGCATTTTGCGCCACAATCGCGCTTGGATAAGTAGCGCATCTTCGAATTGCTGATCTGGCTTGAGGCGCTGTTCATAAACGCCGGATCCCACGGAAAGCTTAGAGGCAAACTCGCTAAAATCCCCGCCATCAAAAGTTAGCAAGTAAGGGTTGCGCAGCATCCAGGTCAAGTGCTGTCTAAACAGCGAATCCAGATGCCTGCTATGCCCACGGTGGACATCATAGAGTGGGCAGACGTCCACATAAGGCCAGGAAGCGGGGATGTCCACGAAAAGCTCCGGGAAGGCAGATGGCTGTGCCGGCCTGGAGATCTTGGCGACGTGCTTGCGGCGCCCTTTGATGCGCTCGATTTTGTCTTTTAGATTCTCACTGGCCAGCTCCTGGAGTTCGTTCGCTGGGGCTAAAATCTCGCTAAGTTTCAAGTTGCCTCCTTAGCTCTTCTATCGCTCGACGGGAACCATATATCAGACCTCCTTTGTATCTTACGCTGAGGCCTGAAAATTCGCGCGCGACTCTCAAAACGGCTGTTTCGCTAACCTTAAACCGTCGCGCCAACTCGCGCGTGGTGTACACTTCATCTGCGGGACTGCCCCGCAAGAAGTTTGCGATTGTGGCGCAGCTGGGCCGACTGTTAGGCTCGAATGGCTTTCCGTCCAGCTTTAATCCGATATGCTCAATCGGTTTTGACTTGGCCATGTAAACTTACCTCCGCACTCAGCCCGCGAATCGCCAGATGCTCGTGGAGGTAGCCCTGGGCGTTGAAAATGAGCGCACAGATTGACTCTTCTAGTTCGTCGGCAGTCGCAGGATTCCAGCCGCGGTGCGCCGTCCAAAAAACCATGAAATGCCGCCAAGCGGATTTCATGTAAGCCTCACGCGGGATGCCCTTCTGCCAGTTGTCCGAATCGCGGGGCGAGCCGTCCGCTTGAATGCGATGTTTGTGCATGTAGCGCGCAAATCGCTCCAGGACAAGCGGTGAAAGAAAGCCTTCGTAGTCGAGCTTGTCTGTGTCGGCGTCGCGCGTGGCCCCGGTTTCAAACTGCCGCATCGAATTTATGCTCTCTGGAGAGCCAGGCATTGAGCTCCATTATAGAATAGAAAATCGGCATGGATCTTCCTTGGGCCTCTACGAGCTCCATCAACGTGCCAGTTGAGACCTTCCAGTTTTCCAGCACCAGCACTGCATCGCAGCGCCGTAGGATTTCTAGCTCGCCTTCCATCCATACCGCATCTGGCAGCGCGCCTTGGTAGAATCTTGTGTTGGCGTGAGGACATATCGCCACTGCGCCAGCACGCCAAACCTCAAGTGCCGCAGCCTCGGCGCGTCTTACGTTTTGCTCAATCTCCCAGGCATTGGCCGCTCGAAAAGGTCCGGCAACGTAAATGACTTTCATTGCGATCCGTTATCCTTCGTTGAGGATTGCAGATTAAGTGCTAGCATTCCAGCAGTGAACATGCCTTCGCCCATGGTCCGGCAGCTGGGCATCAAGAACGCAACCAGCACGCCGAGTACGACGAAGATTAAACCCACAACGTCTCGCTTATTGTCTTCGATGAATTTGTACACCATGGGCTCCGAGTTGTGCGAGCTTGGCCGAGCGCGCTTCGTCTTTACGTCGCCGCTTTCGTTGTCGTAGCCGCCTTGCCCTTGAAAAGGGCTGCGAGCGCCTTAATCGCCAGGACGAAGGCTTGGTCGCTGGTGGGATTGAGTCCGTTCGCCTTTGCGGCTGTGATGGCATCGCTCACGAGGGTCAAGCCGCCCTGCAAGAGAGCGTTGCCTAGTGCCACCGGCACCGTCGCTCCGGGGAATTCCTCTTCGAGCATGGTTTCCAGCGGAGCAACGTAGCTGGTAAGGTCTTTTTGGATTGCAGCGATCACGGCTGGGCCGTCGGCCTCGATCTTCTTTGCGTCGCCTTGGAGATCCTTGATGAAGTTTTCGACTTTCTGAATCAAATTAGACATGGTTTCTCTTTTCAACGGCCTGGGCTTCCTGTGATGCCCATGGGCCAGGTTAGTGCCAACTTCCTACCAGCGCTCCTGCGAACAGAGCGCTGTAATGCGCCACTCCCAAGGCAACCTCTTTCGCTAGGCTGACGGGCGAGGTAAGCTTTTTATAGTAGAAATCCGAAAGCTTGGCCGCGTTTCCGGTTACCTCGCCGAGATTTTTTGTTGTCACCGACAGGCTTTGCAGCGTAGCGGTCAGCGAGGGATCATCTACGAGATTGTCCGCATCCTGGGTCAGCTTCACCATGCCCACCGTGGTAGCATTCAATGAAGCCGCCTGTGCCTTCTCTTGATCGTCCAAATCGCGCGTAGCAAGCTCGATATTTCTTGCAACTCCACCGCTGATTACGATTAAGCGCACCGCCTGCTGGCGGATGGCCTTGATATCCGCCGAAGCTGAGGTTATTGACGTAGCCGCCGCATCGAGGTTTTTATCCAGCCTGGGAACGACGCGCTTGTGAATGTCGCCTTGGATGCTCGCTATCGCATCGGCCGTTCGCGCTGTTGAATCAGCCACCGTTCCGAGTTGAAAATTGAAATTGGGGAGGGTATGTTTGTTGATTTCCGCGTCGGTATGGGCGAATGCGACTCGGGCTTCATCAAAGAGCACGCAGAGCTTCCACGCTACAGCGCTGGCGCTCCCCGCCAGGGCTAAGTACAGGACGATGCCTGCTATGGATTTGGCTTGATTCAGCGCAGTCCTTATTTTTGCCCTTGGCTTCACTTTATCTCCAAATCCAACCACAGATACAGATCACGATGTCCCAGGCGTTTTTCTTGCGCAGCTCCCGGCCGCATAAGGGGCACCGCCTAACCCATTCCATACTCACTCAGATCTACGAATTAAACTCCGTCTGCTCGTCCTTGCGGCGCTCGGAGAGTGCGTCTAGAATCTTTCCACTCGCCTTATTCCATCGTGGAAATTCGTCTGCGGCTTCTTTCAACTTGCCGGCATTGAGGAGTTTTAACAGGGTAGAATGTTCGAAATTGCCCACGCCGACGTTGAAGACGAAATCGACAAGCGCGTCAAATTGAGGCTGCGACAAGGTAATGGTGACGTGTTTGTCGATGAAATCCGCTGCGAACTGGATGTCTTCGGCGAGCCATGCATCGGCTTGGGCCTGCGTGCAAATCGCATCTGGGGCCACTCCTCTGTGTCCGTAGCCGATGGAGTATGCGCCTTCGTCTTCATAAGCGTGCAACCTACAGCCTTCAAAATGCTTCGTCAATTCCAAGCCGGTTTTCGAATAGGTCATGGCGTTCTTAATCCTTTCTATTTGCGCAGCCAGGTGAGAAAAAGCCACGCCACCGAGGTTAGCGAGCCCACCACGGCCGAGACGACGACCACGATGGCGCGGTGATAGGTGACTTGGTTTTCGAGTTGTTGGACTCGGCTGTTAAGCGCATGAATGCGTTCATCCTCGCGCGCGCAGCGGCCGGGCTGGCCGTTTCCCCACAGGCAGCGCTTGATCTGCTCGATGTTTGCTTCCATGCGCACCAAGCGCTCGATCAATTGCTCGCTCCATTCACTTCCAGCTAAAATCATGCGATCCTCGGCCATAACTGAAACCTCTCTCGGCGGTCATGGACCGCCGCTACAGGCTTACCATGCGCCTATCACCGCGCTGCCGGGCGAGCCCCGACCCACCACGGCGCTGATCTGATAGACGTTCACCGCGATCGTGGCAGGGGTTGATCCAAAGTCTGCCGCCGCTTGCGCAGCTGTGTATGTCACACTTTCGGATGTTGCGCTTAGCGTGCGCAAAACTTCCTCGGGGCTGCCGCCCAGGATGTCAATTTCGTAAAGTTCAGAGGCTTCGCTGAGTGGGCCGCCGAGTCCATCCGCAAACTGCCCAGCCGGTGATCCGAAATTTTGATAATAACCACCCAAGCGCGTGCGCCGCTGCCATGTGATTACGAGATCGCCACTTCCATTGATGGCCGCGTTGATATCAACCGGGCTCCACGGTTTCAGATCATTCGCCGCGAGCGTGAACGGAACGCTTTGCACAGCATCGACGGTCTTGCCCAGCGTGACGGCGCGGTAGTAGCGCAAAGAACCGATCTCGGACAGTGGCGAAGATTTTCGAATCAGCCCTCCCGCCAAAGGAAGAATCACGAGGTCCCCGACGGCGTGGGTCCCGCAGGCCCCATCTGTGCCCCGGCGCCCCCGCAGGAGCTGCGAGACGGTCCACGATCCATCCTCATTTTGCACCGCATCGCAAAATTGAATCAGCTCCTGGCCTAGAATCATTGGATTTGATCCGTTGATCACGTTCTCTTCCGTGTCGCTGGCTAGCTCGCCCACCATCAACCGAACGGTAAGTGTGTTTTCGGTGTCCCACTCCCAAGGTGAAAATGGCGATTCGGGCGAGCCCGGACCAATCGCGCCCAGGGCGTTGAGTGCATATCCGAACGATGCTCGCACATTGCTCGAATCGTACCGGTTGAAGTTTATCCCATCGCTGCCGCGATAGAGCACAGCCCCCGGCCAGTTCGGGTCGATGGATGATAGCGCCACGTAAAACCCCGACCCGGATGGGTTGGCGTCAGTGTCGCGAAGTAAGGGGATGTCAAGCATTCGGAGTCTTCAGTCGTTAGTTTTCAGTTATCGGTTTCACAGGAGAATGGTCGGAGATGCCGCCGCGACTTGGCCTGGCTGGAAAGCTTCGTTCGACACGCCAGCTACCACCGAGCCGTAGTTGCGCACGTCTTCTTGCACCGCCTGCACGCTCACTGCGTAGCCCTGGCCTTCCGTTTTGGAAACCAGGCGAATCTCGATGGGCGTTCCCTCGTAAATCATGTCAATGATGTCCGTGGGATCGAGGAGCATGTAGAGCGCGCGGAGAAGATTAAGCTTGAAAGAACGGCGATTGGTCCAGGCGCTGTAGAGTGTGGCCTCGGCGATTTGCCGCGCGTCGGTGTCTGATAGCGACAGCGGCATGGACAGCATATGCTGCTGTTTGGTGTTCACGGTGCGTGCGCAGCGCTGCTTGACTTGCTTCCCCTGCTGCCAATTGAGCGCCACATCGTTATAGAGCACCGTTTCGATCAGGGGAAGGTCTTGTTCTTGGCCAAAGGTTTCCTCGAGCTTCCCTTTGTCTTCGAAGAGACCTAGGTCATTCTCGGCGATCGTAAAGGGCGTGACCGGCGAGCCCGAAGCGTCGGTCAGAATCGTGCGAGGAACGAAGCGCAACACTCCGTCGGATTCGCAGGCTCCAAAGAAATAAGCTGGCACAAGCTGTTTGATATGGTCCGCCGCCGTCGAGGGATGCTCGCAGACAAAGCCGAAAATCTGATTTTCGGGGTAGACGTTTTCTGCCGTCATCAACGAAATATCCACATCGGTTTCGGCGAGTCCAGAGCGCGTACAAAGATCCATTAGGATTTGATCGATGGTCGGCTGGGAAACATCCGGCGAAGCCTCGCCTGACGTGTAATTGATCTGCGCGCGCAGGTTGGGGATGCGGTTGCCAAATGTCGCCAGGGGCAGGTTTTCCCACACGCAATAGCAGATGCCACGAAAAGCGGGCGTCGCGTCTACGCCATTGTTGCCCTGGATGGTCGGATCGGCATCCTGATCTTGTGATCCCGAATAGAATGTGGGAACGACGTAGTATTCGCTCATCGTCTGCCAATCGCTAGCTGGCTGAGGCATCACGTCGAGACAGGGATTGACGCAGGTATATATCTCTCCACACGTGGGGGCTGTGTTGCTTTGGCCGGGAAATGCCACCTGGTTGCCAGGGTAGTACTGGATGCTCTCTTCAAGATCGTTGTAATACGGAAATCCCGACAAGACCCAATAAAGACTGTTGCCTGCCGGCGGGATGTCAGTGTTAGCGATCACGCAGCGGAAAATGTCCGTCACCTGGCCTGTGCCGGGATTCCACTGATATGAAACCAATTGCTCGGGCTGATACGTGGTGTCGGCATTCCAGGGGCAGAAAGCTCCGAAGTCCGCACCCCCATCGTAGATGATATTGCTATCCGCCCAAATCTTCTCGATCGTGGCGGGGCCTTCCCCAAACGCCGCCGCGATCGAGGCGAGGTAGTAGTATTCCAAGCCCGCTGCCGTGCCACCGCCTTTGCCTGCGTTGCCGACGGTGTAGTACTCAATCCCGGGGCACCAAATCACCTGGCCCGCCACTCGCCCAGTGCCATAGCCAAATGGGATGGGAGCGCCATCGGCAGAGGATGATACTTGGCGGTCCTGGAGTGGCACGAGGCCGGGAATCTTGGGAGGAAATAGAAGTCCTCCCACAGCTAGGCCAATGCTGCCAGCCGAAAGTGCGCCTTCCATCGCAATCGCGATAGGATATCCGGCAATGCCCATGGTTAGGCCGGTGGCAACTCCCGCCCCGACCGCTAATGCAATTTTAGCCATTGAAAAGTTATCAGTTATCAGTTGTCAGTTATCAGTCAATGCCAGGGAACGTGAAAAAGCCTTCGATCCGATGTAGCCACTTTTCAGAGAGTGTATGCTCCACGACTTTCTTTGATCCTGCGTAAGCATGGACGATGCCCAGTTCGCCTTTGGCGAGATTGGTGACAATGGCCACGTGACAAGCCAGTATGGGCACGCGCAGCGTGAGCACATCGCCCGGCTGAATGGTTGCGTTTTTAAGCTCTTTGCGCACCAAGCGCGCGCAGCATTCGTCGTGAACGATAGAAGTGGTCGGCTGGGATCCATACCGCTGATAGTCGGTGCGCAATAAGGGACTCCCTGCCACGTCATGCAAGCCCAAGTCTTCCCCAATGCACAGCGCGAGGCCTACGCAATCCACGCCCTGACCGCGCCTCCGACCTTGATGGCGGAACTGCGTGCCAATCCACTTGCGCGCTTCGGTAACGATTTGTTGTCGGGTTACCATGGCCAGCATTCACCCTGCATAGTCTAGGAGCTGGTCCATTCCCGGGATGAAAGGCTCGCCCCGGAAATTGGCGATATTCTGAAATTTCGCCTGGCAAGTAGCCGAAGACTTGTCGCATCCCGGCTCAATTACAAATGTGTCACCCGTGGCAGGCAGCTCGGGCATGGAGAGAAAAAGCGTCAGCGTTGTTCCATCCCATGACTTGATCTCGAAGCTCGCGCATTCGAGCACGCCGGAAGTGAAGGTGATTATGCCATCATTAAACCAACCCGCGGCTGCCGCAGCCGTGGGTGTGGCCGAGCCCACCTGAAGCAAACCAGATCCCGGTACTAGGGTGCGATCATCGATTACCTGTTCCACTGCCCCGTTTTGCTGGTAGGATGCGATGTTGATATTGCAGAACCAGGGACCGGGATCGTTTGATGGATTACTCCCCAGGTCCGCACGGCAGAGCTCACCGTAGGTCTGCGAGAGCGCGGTAGTCAGCTTTTGCGAGAGCCCCCGCAACTCGGCTGTGAAGAGCCCATTTTTCATTTTGACGGTGCCAGTGTGGCCGCGCATCACGATCATGTGACCCATCGTGAGGTCCGCCCAATTCACGACGCGCACAATCACTTCGGCGTTATCGTAGAGCCCGGCGCGGATATCCTCTTCGGTAATCGAATCAGACTCCAAGAAGGCAGTCACTTCCATGCCATCCACACTGACGTCGGACTTCCCTTCTTTGGCGGTATTCGCCATGCCGGTAGCCGCCCGGTACGTAATCGGGCCATCGCCGTTGCCGGCATCATACGTGATGTCTTGATCGTGCGTAGTGAAACCCATGACGGCGCAGCCTCGCGCCGGTGTGGGCGGGGTGATTGATGGGTAGATGGGCAGATACGGCATGGTATATTCCGCCCACACCGCGTAAATCGTGGCGAGAAACGGAGTGCACTCCCCCGCGGGCGGCCAGGGGAGATAACCGGTAGCCAGGCCGATACACGTAAAGCATGTTCCCGTACCCCCGATGCACTCATCGACGTCTTGCGAATTCCCCACGTACCAGAGCGGGTCAAAAGCGACTGGCTCAACGTAGAATCCATTTATCTGGGATCCGCTGAGAGGGCCCCACTTCTGCGGCACGATCGGATCGCCTATGCCCGCGATCACATTCGCAAAACCTCCTTCCTCTTCGGTGAGTTGCGTGAACGGCGGGTAGTGAGAGGGCTGCATGTCAATCCCGCCCGCCCAATATAGCGAGAGTTCGAGCTGTCCGATGGAAGCCCAAGTTGGACTATTGGGAATGATAATACCTGACTCGTAACTTGTAGTTTCAGGCACAAGCGCGCCCAAGCGCCCAAAGGCAACGTCGATGTACGCAAATGCGGCGCCGGATGTACCGGGCGAGACGCATCTGGCGATCATCAAGCCCGGAGCGCCCGTGGTGGAAACAAAGCCAACCACGTCGCCAATTTTATACGCCGTGTTCGCCTGCCAGGATGGGACGGTGGCGTTCACAGGAAGCACGGCACCTTCGAAACCAAAACCGATTCGAGGCGCCATCCATCCATCCGGTCCGAACTGCGCAACCATTACTTGTGCCGAATACGTATTCCCGAGATTTTGCCACTTCAAGCCGGTAGTTTCCGTGGTGATATCGCCCATGCCAACCCAGTGCGGGTCGGTCGCCCCTGAGCTGCCGGAATTAAGTGCGATCTCCGCCATGTTGTTCGAGTCCCGCACCACCGTGCCTTCCGTGTATGGGGTATCAGGTGCCCAGACAGCTTGCGGCCATGATCCGGGCGGGATCGGCCAGGAGCCCGCCCGTGGCATGTTGACGAGACTCGAATTGTTGACCGGAGCAAAGCATTGGGCGGTGAACCTCTGGGGAACAACGTATAGATAAAACGTCAAAATAGAAGTGGCGGAGCCGTCCGACCCGGTGACGGTGAGTGTATAAGCGCAGCGCCAGGCTTTGCCATAGTTTTCCTTTGTCCCTGTGAGGTTGCTTACGTTAGGCGCAACCACCAGAGAGCCATTCAAGGCTACCGTATTGACGCCATGGTCGATGGACGCGGAGATCCCATTGGTCGATGTCCAGCTCAACGTGATCTCATTTCCGATTTGAACTTGATTCAGCAGAAGTGGCTCTAAAATCCACTGAGCGGAGTTGTCGGTTGTCAGGCCGCCTGGTGTCGTGTTCCATGCCGGCGGGCTTGCTCCTGAAACTCCGTACTCGTAGCAGACTTGTAGGTTGCCATTGCTGTCGATCACGTAATCGACGTAAGGGTCAGCGCTTTGCGAACCATCTTGATAGGCATGATTCGCTTGCCACTCAGAGATGATGGCGGACGCTGTAAAGCCTGTAGCCGAAAGCGTGCCTGTGGGCGATCCGCCCCCGCCGCTTCCCCAGGGATTGTCTGAGGTAATCGAGAGGCTGGAGACCGCAGCCAGTAAATCCGCGTAGGCCGTGGTCTTGCCGGTGAGTGTCTGATAGTTGTCGGCGAGTGTCGCCCCGGCCGCCTGGACAATTTGGGGAATGGTATAGCCGAGGTGTACCATCCAATAGAGGTAAACGATGGCACACCCGGTGGAGACAGCATCCTCATCGGTCAGCTCGGTCGTGTCCACCCAATCTGGCTTGCCGGCCGTTGCCCAGGAGGGCCCGGTGAGGAATTGGTACATCGTGCCGGCCGGTGTGACCTGCTCGGCCGCGAAGCGCGAAAGGCCTTCGCCGTTGCTGTATCCGCATCCCCAGCCGAGGGCCTGGGCGCCCTCGAACATTTCAGATAATTCTGCGGCGTAAAGACCCACGGCGAGGTTGAGTGGATTGACTTCTGTGTTTGCAAACGTCGCGTCCACGTAAATGACGCCGGAGTTGCCTCCCACGGCAAATGAGCAGCCGTAGTGGTATCCACCGCCCGAGCCATCATGTGCCCCACTCAGAGGGGAAACGACTACCGAAAGGCTGCCGCCGCTAATCGCGAACCAGGTCTCGAACGTCCCGTAAGGGGCGGAAACCCCAGTCAGGAGTTGATTCGCCAGCGCAAGGCCCGAGCTGCCTAGCGAGGGATCGTAATAGACGCTGATATTGCCGATCGATCCCACGAGTGTAGCGGGATAATCAAAGGGCGGACCGGGACCGATGGAGTCCCTTTCGGTGCGCGTACCGCCCGGCGGTAACAACTCTCTTTTTGTGGTGTCCGGCATACTATTTCTTGCGTGAATTAACCCAGCGCTTAAATTGATTCCATGCCTCGAGCTGCGCAGCGGAAAGCGGCGGCCTCTGTCCTGGGGTCTGGCGATAGGGAATGAGCCTATTTAGCGCCGCTTGCCGGCGCTTGCACCCGGGACATGGCTTCACGCCAAGCGCTGTGGTAGCTTTGGCAATCGTGTCGCCCAGGCCGCGTGCGGGCGTTGGATTGTCGCTCATGATCCGCCTTGGTCAAGGTCGGTAGGTATGGGGACCGGAACCTGGACTTGCTGGAGGGCGGGAACGGGTGGATTGGGCTTGCAGCAGAGAGCGTTCTGCTTCAGTTCCCAGATGTAAGCCAGCGTGGTGCACTCGCCTGTCATGTGCGCGATTAATGCGTCAGATGCGGTCTTCAAAAAATGCCTCCGGGATCTCTGTTTTCGAGATAGCTGGAAATGCGCTACTGCCCAGCGATGGGTGGCCGGTGTTCGCGCCATGTACTCTCACCACCATCATTTTACCCGCATCCACCGAGGTAAGCTGGTCAAGTTCCCGCGCCCGGTGGCTGAATGCCGTATCTTCGCCGTAAGATTTTTCCGGGAAGGGATGTTTGAGCGCCCATTCGCGCAGATAACACTGCGAGGTTCCTACCGCGTAGGGACCGCGCCCTTGGTGGCGATATTGGTACGCGGCGCCATTGCGCTCATCCAGATTGCAGTCATTACCTCGCAACCGGGAATTCCAATACAAAATACGATGATATCCGGTCACCGCTTTGCCGGAGGCGAGCAACCGATCTACTTGGTCCTGCATGCGCTCTGGAGCCGACCAATCGTCGTCATCCCAGTGGATGATGATCTCGCCCTGCGCCAAGCGACACAGCTCGTTGCGCTTTTCCCCGAGGCTAATAAACTTGCAGTCCACGCGAAAATAGCGAATCTCTGGATAAAGCTTCACCCAGCGGTGGGCGTCGCCCAATGCCGCTTTTCCATCGTCCAAAATGACTAATTCTCGATTTTGATACGTCTGCGAGAGATAGCATTTAATCGCGGACGGTATAAGCTGATGTCTGTCAGCAGTCGGCATGATGGCGGAAACGAGCATTAAATGTTCCTCTCGAGATTTTGCCGGATTCTGTCGTCGCGTTTATTATGTATCGTACATGCTATTTCCCAGGCGTGAAAGGGTCCGATCCGCTCCGCCCAGGACATCTCCCTTCCTACGATGCGTGTCCATTCGATAATTCGGCGCAGGAATAAGAGCATTAGAGTCTCACCTCTATCAGTGTCACGTCCGCCCACGTGATCACGGCGTTGCCGCCCGGTACGTCAGATTCTTCTATGACCGCCTGGCAATCGTCCATGTCGAATCGCGCAGGATGATGGAATTGAAAATCCGCTGTAGGAGTGCCGCTGGGCGCGCTAGTGAATGTCACCAGACCTGTCGTGTAGTCGAGCGTCCAGCCAGAGCTTTGCTCCACCCCAGAGAGATATACCACCACCGTGTCTTCGCAGTAGCCGCCCTTGTATTGCGCTACGGAGGAAGTGATGGGTTTTTGAATGGGCTTGACGTAGCTTCGGGTCCCTGTGACGTATGTTCGGGCTAATTGCCAGACGGCCGCCTCGGACGTGGCGAGCATGGGCTGACCGAAAGCCTCGAAGTCCTTACGATCTAGGAATCGGAAAGCGTCCGCCATGCCGCCCACATTTAGCCAGAAGTCGTAGACGTTCTGAAAATAGGAAATCGGCTTGTAATCGAGCGCAATCTTCCACTTCGAGAGCGCCAGCAGCCAATTCCGGTTGCGTTGCTCATAGCCCGAGAAACCCCTATTCACGATCGTGGACCATGTAGGTCCGCCCTGGGCGGAGTAAGCAATGGCACGCGGAAATTCGCATTCAAAAAATGGCATTTCTGTTTCCTATTCCCTGTTCCCTATTCCCTGTTCCCTACTCTCCTACCCGTTCCTGGCGTGTACCAACGCCATTTGGCGGTAGCCGTCCGCGACGATGGCCGAGTGTGCGCGGCGAAAACTGTCCGCGTCGGGCGTGTTGATGTGGAAGGTTGGGGAATACGTCAAGGGCCGCATGGCATGCATAGCCATCGAGGGCTGTACTTGGCCCGCCATTTTGGGCACAAACCACTCGGGATGCCGCTCGCCCACAACGTAGGCATGGCCAGGCGAAACATTTCCTCCGCCTTGTAGAAATCCCCCGAAGATCTTGCCAAAAATCGAGCCGAGCCCCTTAAAGAGGCCTCCCAACTCGCCGCTTAGACTTTGAAACATCGTGCCAAACGCATTGCTGAGCTCAGCGGTCTGCTGCTGGGAGGTATCTTGATTAGATTTTGCCAAATCCCCAATCGGAAGCTCTGCCAGTTTTCCAGCTCCCTGCCCTCCGCCTGCGGTTAGCGCGCCAAAACTTCCCGCACTTGTCGGCGTCACATACAGTGACGCCTGGGGTGTGGACCCGTCGCGTTTGCCACCGCCAAATATATGCCCGAGTCCGGTCATTCCCATGAGCGAGCTGATACCCCTCTGTATGCCAGCTTTGGCAATGCTCTCTTCCAATCCCTCGCCAATTTTCTTGAAATTCGCTTTCCCTGTTATGGCCAGCTTTGCGAGCTGATCTTCTACGCTGTCCAGCGCATGTCCAAAGGCATCTGCGAGGTGCTTACCGAGCTCGTCTCCAGTAAGGATGATCTGATCTCCGAGTTCCTTAAAGCTGTCCACTACGCCAGAGATCCCCGCCTTCTGCATTTTTAGCAGCGTGTTCAAGAGCTTCATGGCGGCGGGATCGGCAGCCAGCATGTTTTCGGTGAGATTGGGAAATGCTTGGGCAAGCTTGCTAAAATTGTCATCGTCTAACTCTGCCACTTTCGCTAACGTGCGCATGACGGCTGTAGTGTTTTCGCCCTGCGAACCAAGCTTGGCAAGCTGAGCAAGTGTTTGTGTGGGGGGGGTGGCTCCGCTCAAAAGACCGGCGGGCAGGCTCGGCAAGGACAATTCCGGCGCGGCTAGCGGCCCCTGGAGCCAGGGCAACGGGGGAATCACATTCTTGCCGCTCGCCAGAATCTTCTCGTTGTAAAGATCGAGCTTTCGGTTGTAAACATCGAGCGCCAGGCCTTCCGCCTCGATTGCTTCCCTTTCCGACCCATGCGCGGCCAGCGCTTTTTCGATGGCCGTAATGGTGTGATTGTACTCGAGCTCCATCTCCCGCCGCGCGTTGTTGTTTGAGTCGAGCGCGTCCAGCTCGTCCCTTTGTCGTGCGATAAGTTCCGCTAAGGCATCCGCATGCGCCTTGAATGTACCTCCCGGAGGTGTGTCGCCTGTGCCCCCCGACCCTGCCGCTGCGGTCAAAGCAGCAACTTGAGCGCGGAAATCGGCGATCCATTTTGGGGCTCCTTTCCAGGTTTCTCCGGCCTTTTCTGCCCATATTTCCGCCTTGTAAAGTTGCCCAGTCGCGGCAGCTCCTACGGCTATCATTCCCTCTATTAGTGCCTTTACATACGGTATTGATTCTACTATAGCATTGGCGAATGCTAGTACATATGGTATGGCCCTGCGGCCGAGGGCAAGTCCCAAGCCCTCCGCCTTCGCCGAAAGCGACGCAATTTCGACCTTTAGTGTCTTTGCCTGTTTTGCCTGGTCGTCACTAAAGTATCTTCCCATACCCTTTGCGGCTGCCGCCCCGGCATCGGCACTTCGCGCCCAGGCCTCTAATGCTGCACCATTCTGCGTCCATCCTCGCTGTAGCAAAATTTGTAGAGCTGCTTCCCGAGTCCCTGCATCGTGCAAATCGTAGATGTGCTTCAGGGTATCACGCAGCGCATCGCCCATCGACTTGCTTTTCTCGGCAGCGAGAGAGAACGCTGGGCCGAGATCGGCCGTCAATGCCCTAGCTGCCGCGCTGGCAGGATTGGAAATCGCGTTGTGCAGGCTGACGCCGGCGCGCGCCAAAGATACCGTCATCTGATCGAAGTCACCGCCCGTTTCCTTGGCTATTGCCATCAATCCAGAAAGTTGGCCAGCAGCGATCCCAGTGGTTGTTGACGCATCGTAAACCTTCGCTCCTAAATCGGCAGACTTCATGGCCAGCGCGAATATCCCGCCAGCCGCCGCTGTCGCCGCCACTCCCAACGTCCCGATCCCCGCCGCCAACATTTGACCCCGGCTGAGTTGCGTGAATGCAGTGCCTGCGGATTTCCCCAAAACATCCAATGTGCCTGCGAGCTTCTGGCCCATCTCGCCTAGCGGCGCGAACAGGGCTCCCGCTTGCGTCAGGCCGGTTTGTATTTCCTTGCCAAAGGACTTCATCGAGGCCTGGCCTTTGGTCATGCCAGACACAAATTCCCCGAGGTTGACCTTCAGATCGACAAAGAGCGAGCCGAGAGAAATGGCCATGCAATTTCCTATCGGGAGATTGGGTTATCAGTCCATCGAGTCATCTCGACATTGCAAAGTGATGATTCAATGACCCGATGATAAAATAGCTCGATAAATTTAGCTGGCAGCGGGTGTGGGAGCTGCGGGAGCTGCTGGCGCGGGAGCCGGCGCAATCGCACTCAAACTGGCGGTTGCCGCTTCGAGTCCGGCATCAACGGCCTGCAGCGCTTGTGCCGCGGTCTCCACTGCTGTATCTTGGTCTTCGTTTTCGATGGCGATTAGCGCGTTTTGGACAGAGGTTTGCAGCCCTGTGAGGTCCGCCTGCAACTTTGCTACAACAGCTTGTAAATCGGTAAGTCCTGACATGATTGTCTCCTTTAGTTTTTCGAATTCTTTCCTGCTGGGTCGATCGAAATGGGAATCCAGATATAAAAGCGCGAGCACCAGACAGACGACCATGGCTTCGATTGTCACGCTCAACTCCTGCTCTGCGCCTTCTGCTTTCTACTTTCTGCTTTCTGCTTTTTTCGCGGGCCGCATCCCATGATTTGGGTGAGCGTCGCCACCTGTTCTTTGAGCGTCTGCGCCTGTAGCGGCGGTCTCTGACCGCCGATTCTTCCCCCCGGCACAAAGTCAAATGGATCCGCAGCCTTCGCACCCTTTTCTCGCCAGGGATTGCTATTGATGATCGTCGCGGCGATGATGCCCGCGCGCAGGAAGTCTTTGCGGTCAGCCTCCTGTTTGCGGTCCAGCAGAGCATCGAATTCCGCAATGCTTAGTCGGCCGAATTCGCGCCAGGTTAGCCCGAGATCGAATCTTGCAATAGCCCAGTATTCGATCCAGGTGGTGGGAGCGGCGCCGGCATCACGTTCCCCGGCGCCTGTGTAGGGTCCTGGCCATGCACAAGCTTGTTTTTCGCTTCGAGTAGCGCGGCCTTCTTCTCGGCGGGAAGGCCTGCAGCGTAAGCATCAAAGAGGCTTTCCGTAACGAGCTCGGCGTTGCCCGCGTCGATGTAGGACCGGATCACCGCCAATCCTTCCTCGTCACCGTACTCCGGGCTGTGGGCGAGCACGGCCGCCCAAAGCATCACGCCGACGACCCGCTCATCCAGGTGCTTCCAGACGCTGCCATCCACCACGGAGTACCCGGTCCGCTCGTTGATCAAGGCGAAGGCGTTGAAGTCAAACGAAAGGCGGAAATCGCGCGTGAAGCTCGCGCCGCTATCGTCCTCGAGCTTGAGTGCGAGAGGCACAGAGGGCACGATGCGCCGCCGAAGCGCGCCCTTCACTGGATTTGGCATATTTCCCCCGAAGTTGGTTGCGGGTCCGGGAGTCGAACCCGGCTGTGAGGCTTATGAGACCTCCGAATGGCCGCTATTCTAACCCGCTTAAACCTTAGACCGCTTCGTCGGTGTAGACCGGCCGGCCAGTGACTTTTAGCTTGGCGCTGAACGTTGCTTCCTTGGCCACGTCCCAATCGATGTCCAGGCTGGTCAAGTAAGCATTGAACGCCCAAAATCCGGGGAGTAGATCACCGGACACTTCAATGGACTGGGCCGGGTTTGTGATCGTCCAAGGCGCCAGCGTGGCGTTATCGAAAAGCGCTTGGAGATTCTGCTGCGTGGTATCGTGGGGAATGTAGTTACCCTCGATGCTGATTTCCCCGGCATCCAGCAGCGTCGCGATGTACTCGCGATATCGGTTGACCGTCTCCATGTTGGTAACGTCGGGCGTGTCCATCTTGGAGCCGCTGCGCTTGATGGTCTTGATTTCTGCAACTTCTGTGTAAACTTCGGGACTCGCGCCGTTGCCGACCGCCAAGAATGTCCCCGGTCCGCCAAACGCCTTGCTTCCGGTGTAATTGCCCATTTTGTTTCACCTCTTCTCAGGATTGATTTAAGGTTCTGTGTAGAGCATGCTAAAATCCAGGATGGCGCGAAAAAGCAGCGGAACTTCCTCGAAAACGTCCTGTTCTAAATTCTTGATCACGGACGTGATGTACCCGCCGCTTTGCGTCGCGCCGCGATAGCCGCAAAGCAGATTTTTGAGCTCTGCGAAAACAGCCTTCGCCGTCTCGTATTCCGCGGCGTAAACGTCAAGCTGTACCCGTTTGCGCCCGGTCAGATTGCAGCCTTGGAGCGTGTCGATACTGCTCCCGGAAATGATCAGCCAAACTATTGCCGGTAGCGTGGAGGCTGAGGGAAGAGTGACCGGGAATATCCCGCTTTTGCCATCTCCGCGAGTGGCCACAGGCGAAGCGCTGTTTCCCAGCAGGGATTGTAGCGTGGCATCGCTCGTGAGTAAGGCGTAGAAATCCGATTCGAACATTAATGTATCGCTTCCTCTGCCACAATCTTGCGCCCTTCTTCGACAAACTTATCCAGCACCGCGCTGGCTTTGGATTCATAACTAGCTCGGATGAAAGGATGAGCTGGCATCACACCTGAGTATGCACCGGATTTTTTGTGACGAGGCCCTGTGCCAAATTCGAGGAACATTCCCCAAAAAGCCGCCCTGGCCGGTCCGACTTTGGCGTAGCCTTCCAGGTCCGAATTTGCTCCCACCTGGATACGAATATGCTCCGCGAGAAAACCCGGATATTTCTTGATGATACCGGATTTAGTTCTTACCTCTGTCGCGCCCCGTGGCGCGCGTATTTGCATCTCGTCGCGCCAAATCGTAGCCGCAGAGCGCATCGCTTGGCGTAGAAGTCGCCGGGCAACCCCCAGTGGCATCGATCTAAGTTTTCTGTCTATCTGGTCGAGCCCCGAGATTTTGACGGTCATGACGTCAGGCATTGGAATATTGGTTCCCTGATCTTCTCAGCTTCCGGGAACCTCGTAAGCTGAATCGTCTCGCTCTTTGCACAGGAGTACGAGCATGTGGGGGCGTTCGTCGGGATTGCTTACGCCCATGATCTCGAATTCGCGCTTGGTGGACCATGGCGCCATCTGAAACCACACTCTCATTTTAGATTTCACGCCCTCGAGGTAGCGGATAGTGATCTTATGCGTAACCTGGGAAACCATCTGCTGCGCAGCAAAAATCTCGCGCGCCGTCAGCGCCTCCACGCTCGCCCAAACCGTTGCGAAGATCGTGTCGTCAGCAGTTACAAGCCCGCCCGCCGCGCCCTGCACTTTCGATGGAGACACGATCTGGATCACGTGGCGAAGCTTGCCGGCATCCAGGCGAGGGGGAGGCATGCCTTAATTCTCCTGTTGCAAGAACGCACCGCCCGAATGGATGGGCGTGTTGGTTGCCGAGACGCCATAGGTGATCTGCGATCCGCCCAGCGCCGTGAATGATTCCACCGTGCTGGCATTGCTGGCGGCGCCCAGGATCGCGCAGTTAGCGATCGAGCTCACGGTTATGGCCGTGTTGGAAACGTCTTTATATTTTAGGTCGAGACTTGCAATCCCAGTCCCCGAGGCGGTGCAGGCGGCATTCCCACGAAAAAGGAATGCCTGATTGGTCATGGGCACGACCGTCAAAGTATCGCTTATCGCGCCGGAAATAGACGCCCAAGTCGCAGAGAAAATCGTGGCGGGCGTATGAGATGGAAGATCCGCCGTTGTGATGGCGCGAAACGTGGGTGTGCCCGAGGTGGACGCAGATCCCGTTCTGTATGCCGCCAAAATGATGTAGGATCCAAGCACGCCCGCTGAATAACTCCCCGCTGCGCCTGCGGGCGCATATGCCAACTCCGCCCAGCAATTATAAGCTGAGCAGCTTAATTGATACGCCGATGAGTTGGGAGGATTAATGAATCCTGGCGTCACAAATCCAAAGCCGGAGGCGCTTGTGCCCTCGTACATTCCAGCGGCGATCAGCACTTCGTTATCTTGCGCCGTAGTTCGAGTGGCAATCGCCACGACGGGCACTCCGCTGTAGCTGGAATAATTGTCAGTCGCCGTGTCGTATGACGTAATTCCCGTCACATGAATGGCGGAGACCTGAAAACCATTGCTATTTCCACTTGCGACGGTGCACGTAAGGGTTGCCGTCCCTGCGGCAGAGTTTAGGATATCGGAGAGCCTATATAGATTTCCACCGTTTTCGTCAGCAACGCGGCTCGTGTAAGCTCCATTGAGGTTGTCCGAGCAATTGGGTGCTGTGGCTCCTCCGCTACCGATCATAGCCACAGCGATGATCTGATCGCCGCTTTGCATCGCGGTGGCAAAGGCTGGACAGCTTATGGTAGTCTGCGCTCCAGCGTTCTCGCAACTCACCGCCTCGATGATCTTAAATCCCGTGGAGCCCACCGCCGCAGGCCCCATTTGTGCTGTATTGTTTACTTGCGATCCACTACTACCTCCCGCAGGAACATCCCAACTCGCGTCTTCGCGCAGATAGCGGGTTGATCCTGCGCTCGCCCCGGGATCGGGTACGAGGCCCGCCGCGTGTCCGCTTCCCGAAGCCAGAAATGCCGGGACTCCCAGCAAACCCCCATAATCAGAAAGGTCGGTCGAGGCCGGTTGGGTAAAACTGAAAGTGTTTGGAGCCGAGAAACTCGATATCCATTCGTGCGTCGCCCCTGCGTTCGAGGACAGTGCGGACTGTTTGCCGTTGAAAGTTGACCAATTGGCAGACGACAGCAATCCACGGTTGCTAGCGCTCGCTGTGGGTAACTGAAATGTATGTATCGTGCCGCTGGAGTTAATTGTGAAATCTGTTCCCGATGTGTTTGTCGCGAATGTTTGCGAGCTACCCGTAAGCCCATTTAGCGAGCTTATGCCATTACCAGCCGCCGCGTAGCAATTGCCGTATGAGCGCAGCCATTGTACGCCCGTCCAGTAGAAAAAATCCCCGGTGTCCGTGGCACAGTAGTATGCAGCGACGCCGGCATTCACAGGCGGTGGCGAAGGGCGATTGGCGAGCGTCCCCTGGCCACGGTACGGAGTGGTCTGGGCCAACGCCATGCTTGCTAGAAGAAAAATTGACCACAAAAAGCGAAGTTTCATAATGTCCTCAATGGCCGGATCTCGGCTGAAAGAGCTTTGCAAACTCGGCGCGCGCGCGCACGTCAGGGTGGCGCATGGCTATCGCCCGATCATCAATGAGCCCCGGCGCCACTTGGTGAATCATCCACTCTTCGCGATTCGCTTGCGTGCGCATCACCGCCGATTCATGCGCGTCGCGCTGCGCATGGATATTTTTCACTACTGCGGCAATTTCCGCATCGCGCAAATCCCGAAAAGCCCCAGGCCCGTGGAAGCGAGTCATAGATTAAATCCGATTGATTAGCCCCTAGTGGGCGCGTAATCCTCGACGCGGAAAGACCAAAGTAGCGCATCGATAAAATTGGGTGCGGACTTAGCCGCGGCAGCCGCCAGCGGCTCGCGCGCTTCGTACCAAAACGCCACCAGTTGATTGATCGCGATCTTGATGCGCGCTGGCACGTCCGCTTGACGGAGTTGCGCCTCTTCGGGAGTGCAATTCGCCGCGTCCGTGGCCAACTCGTCAATGGGCGGGCTCAGTTCGGCCAGGGCGGCAGCAATCGCGCTGTCCCAGTTGTAACCTGCCGCGTAATGGATTTGGACGGCATTGGGCACATAAAGTACGCTGGGCCAATACATTCCCGCTTGGGGAAATAAGCGCGGAGGCTCGCAGAGTACGTCTGCCAGGAAATCTGCGGCGCGATTCTGAATGTCGTCTGTTCCTACCAGCGTATGCCAATCCAGGTCCGAGCTCGCTACGTAACTGATCTTGCTTGTCGATCCCCGCGCCAATCGCGAATAATACAGCTTAATCATCTGTGAGTAGTTCCAGAGCGTGGTCGAGTAGCGCGGCAAGGAGTAATAGCTGGGCGGATACGCCATTTGAGACATAATGGTGTCCGTAAAGTACGGGAAAGAATCTAGGCTTTGGATCAGCCCGGTATTTATGAATTTGCGATTAGTAAACTCCTCACAGTACTCCCGCGCAGCCGAAATGAGCGCGCCAATCAGTCCATCGTCCTCATCGATGGTGACGCGCAGGAAGTGCTTCACGTCCGCCAGCGCTACCGGCTCGCATACCGGCTGAAATTCAATTTGCAGACCAGCCATTACCTTCGCTCCGTCTTGCTCGTGTCAATCGCCGCTGTCTCGATCTCGCGCCCCGCGCGCTCTTTCAGGAGGCGCGCTCGATGCAACGCGCGGCCGCACCATAAGCGCGGATCCGGCTTGCGAGCCTTCGCCTTGCGGGTTTTACGCTTTTCTTCTGACATATTCTAAAACGGCGAGGGAAGACGGAGGAGAGGAACCGTCCTCCCTCACCTAAAATTTCAAATTTCAAATTTCAAATTTGAAATTTATTTAGGCCGGATTTTGCAGATACTTCACCGGGTGGGTTCCTGCGTCGAGCAGGTTGCCGTCGTAACGCGCGAAGCCGATGAAGGCCACTTGCCCGTACTCGGCAAAGCGCTCCACAAGTTTCAGCACAGCCAGGTCCTTAACTCGCCGGATGAGATATTTGTCCAGGCGTCCGAAAGCCACGGTATTGCGCGCGGTGGCCGGGCTGGTATGACCGAGCTGGTCCATGTCGTTGTTGATCGCATATGGATAGCCCAGAATGGTTTCCGGCACGGGCGAAGCGAAGCCTCCGCCATTGCCCCATAACGGCCGACCGTACTTGTCTTTGAGCGATTTGAGGAAGGCAACCGTGGTGTCGTGCATCATAAATTTCGCGCCGCGCCGGTAGGCCTTATCGACGCTGTGTTCGAGCGTGATGAGGTCGATGTAGCCAACCTGGGTCGTGGGGTCCGGTGCCGTAGCGTTGTCATCGCCAATCACCACTTGCACGGCTTGCTCCGGATGCGTGGGATCGTAAGTTGAGGAACAAAACGCCTGCGGGATGATTCCGTAGGGTTGCCCGCTTCCGTTGCCCTTGGTAAATGCGGTGTTGAGCAAACGGCCCAGGCGGATAGCGAAAGCATCCTTCACGAACGACTCGGGGTTAAACGCCGAGTCCTGGAGCAATTCGAGTGAGACGTGGACCATCTTGGTTGACGCCTTCCACGCGCCCAGCAGGATGTTGCTTACCGGAATGTCCACCGAGGTTCCCACCGCAGCGCCGGTGACGGCCTGCGATTCTCCAACCCACTCACCCACGATGGTCGTGTCGTTCATCGTCGGGTAAGGCAGCGGTTGGCCAGTGGAAGTTTCGAGGATCGTGCCCACGTTGAGCATGTCCCCGTACCACTTGAGGGCGATTTCCAGTTCTTGCATGAAGCCCTGCGGGACCAGGACGGACGTCGGGATCGCTGCGTAAGGAGCGGTGATTCCCATGTCGCGATATTCTCCGTATTTGGTGAAACGCGAGGCGATGCGGTGCTCTTTGCTTGCCAGCACGGAGCGTATCGCTTCCGGCACGGCCGAGAGTGGAGTGCCGGTATAGCCAAACCGACCGTCCCCGCCCGCAGTCAGCACCAGATCGCGGCCGGTACGCAGGAGTTCCCTGAAAGCAGAACGATACTGCTCTTCCTTCTTCTTGAATTCCTGTTTCTCGATGGGCTCTTCGCCGGCGTTGATGGGGTTATTCGGAGGCCGAGTCGAGGACTCAAGGCGTGTCTCGATTTCCAGTTGCTGTTCGAGCCGCTTGATCGTCTCGTCATTGTCCTTCATCTCGGCAATGATTTTGTCGTACTTGGTGCGCTGCTCGGGGCTTTGCCCGCCCTTTTCGGGAAACAGGGCTTGCGTTTCCTCGAACAGGGCTGCATTTGCCGTGCGCAGCTCCAGAATTTTCTTCTTCACTGGTTTTTCTCCCGATTTGAAATTTGAAATTTCAAATCTGAAATTAGTCTGCGGCCCCCGCCCGCCTCCGGCTGGCAGTGCCACGATGCCTAAGCGCTCCGCGCCCGGGCAAACCTGTTTACCGAATGCCAAATCTCAACCGTACAGCCTCGCGGCGAAGTTCTTTTTCTTCGGCTCCCGAGATCTCTTCGTTTGGGTCAATAATCTTTTTGCCCCGAGTGGCGATTTCTTCCGGTACGCCATCCGGCCAGAGCGATCGCGCATCCACGCTTGTGCCTGTGTACGCCGGGTAGGTGACTGGTCCCACGTCGTAGAGATCCACGTCCATCAGTTCTCGGCTATACTGCACGGAGCCATCGTCCATAACTGTTTCGGACCACGTTTGATCGTTCGCGGTGAAGCCGAAAGAGCAGCCCGTGAGGTCCCGCCGCTGCACCAGGGTGCGGATGTCGCGGCCAAGCTGCGTGTCTGGTAAGTCAACCTCGAAGGCCAGGCCCTGGCCGTCCTCCGCCAGACGCAGCGTTCCCGCTTCGCAACGCCCGAGCAGCGCGCTCGGCTCGTGGTTAAAAAGGGCACGCACATCCTGTTTTTCCTGGATGGCTCGCCGGAAGCAACCTCGACGTAAGCATTCCCGGAAGCTGCCAATGATGTTGTTGATATCCGCCCATTGGTCCCATACCGCCGCGTAGCCGATGAGCGATTTATCGTCCTCGCTCATGCGGAATTCGCCGGTCTTTGTGAACCTAAACTCGCGCTTGCCGCTCATGCCACTTTTCTCCTTCTTGATCACGCCGTTCGCCTGCTTGAATGCCTCAGCTTCGGCGTCATTGTCACTTTTCCCGTCCTTTTTGGCCTTGTCATAGACCGAGTTCCAAACCTCGATCCACTGCTTTTTCTTATCGTCTGGAATGTAGCTCGGCGCCTCGGAAGGTTTGCTGTATGGCATAATTACCCCAAGGGATCGAAAAGTAAATGAACGCCTTTGCCATCGTCATCCACGGCGAGCAACGCGCCATAGCCCATGCGCGGTATGGATTTCGAAGCGCTCTCGTCTCCGCAAAGATGCTTCGCGTAAAGCCGAATGGCGTTGTGTGAGGTTACTGCCAAGCGATTGCCGCCGTCTGCTGCGGCGATCTCGCTCAGCCTGGAAATAATGCGCTCGGCGTATGCCGCATCCGTTTCGGTGTCGCCTTGCGCATCAAGAGCATCGTCGCTCTCTAGCGCGCATCCCACGCGCTGCGCGATAGCGCGCGCGGTCTCAACGTGCCGTTCGCTTCTGCCCGAATAGAGGCTTACCGGCAGTGCGATGTGCCCGGCCACAAATTCCGCCAGGCTCTCGGCTTGCTCTTTGCCGTGAACATTAAGTGGCGCGGCGGTGTCTCCACTCTCGATCCCCGCTTCATCTTCGTCTGTGGCGCCGTGCCGGGCCAGATAGAATTGCGCGCGTCCAGCCATGCGCCAGGCAATCAACTTGCGCATCTCTCCACGGGCGCTCTCATCGAGCCTTTCGGGCAGCCAAGCGGAGGCTGACAACTCCTGAAGAGATCGTACCTGCGCCTGAATTTCGTCTCCGTTGCGATGTTCTAGTGCGCTTATAAGCGTGAGTATGGGCATGAAAATTCGGGCAACGGTCTGCGCGTTGCGCTCTTTTCGCGCCGCACAGCGTCCAAAAGCGTCGCGGAACGCCGGCCAGAGCGCTTTTTCGAATTCCTGAATCCTGAATCCTGAATCCTGAATCCTGAACTTTGAATCCTGGGTCCTGTTTTGTTCCTGCCCCTGCCCTACCGCCGGCGCGCCCACCGGCGAAGGCAGTAATATCTTGCCGCTGTTGTCCACTACTTGCATATTAACTGGACTCAGATAGCTCTCTCCCCAATCGCCCAGCGGATTCAAATCCTCAAATTCCCGAATGTCGTTAGCGTCCAGGAATCCCCACTGGCGGCCCGCGCTGTAGAAATTCTTCTTCGCCATGGCGTCCGGCAATGTCAGCGACCGGGTATCAATCACCGCCATAAATTGTCGGCCTGCAGAGCGTCCCAGCTTGGCAGGCGGGAAAAGCTTTCGCTTTAGTTCTTGTTGCCAAGCTACTACCCATGGACGGAGCGTGTAATTGACGAACTCGAGTGCTACTTGCTCGGCGCTGGAGCGATTCGATCCCATCACGCCGAGCATGGTCAGCGGCACGTGAAACACGGTCGCCACTTGCCCTTTATCGTATTTCCGCGCCTCGACCATCTGCGCTTCGGAGGGTGTGGTGCCAATTTTCTGGTACGTAACGCCGCCCTCAAGCAGCGCTGTGCGGTGCACATTCTCACCGCCGTAAGCTTCCTGCCAGGACCGCTTCGCTTCTTCTCGCGCCTTGGTCTGGAGCTTTTGGGGCACAGTCAAGACGCCTTCCGGCACCGCTCCATTTCCAAAAAACTTGGCAGCATACTTTTCGCTCGCGAGCGATATGCCCACAAGCTGCCGGGCGAGCTCAATCACGTCCTGGCCAATGCGGCCATCGAGCGAAAGTCCGGGGATGAAAATCATGTCCTCGGGCTGAATTACACGCTCGGGAACTACCGCTTGATCTCGCCACCAGGGCTCCCACATACCATCACTAGATTTGTATACCAGGCGGGCAGTCGTGCTCAGGCGTACTGGATGTGTGCGTTGAGGGCTGCGCGGCCACAAGCCGACGCATTCACCCTTTCCATTGCGTTCGATCTCGGCATATCCGTTTCCCCACAGGAGCACATGCGCCATGATGGTTTTGGTGAAGACGAAAGCCGACATCTCGTCGTTTGGCGAAATCTGGAGCAAATCGAACAGTGGATGCTCTGTGGCCAGACGCTTCATGTGCCGGCTGTACTGATCGCCCACTATGAGGCGCTCGTAAACCTTCATGGGCTGCGAGGCGATCGCACTCGAAATGAGGTCTACGCAAGCATAAACGTCGCTAACTTGCAGCGCAGTAAGTTCCGAAACCCGTATCCCGGAGTCTGTTCGCCCGCCGTTAAAGATATCTAAGAGCCACTCAGCGGGGTAACTAAGCGGCGTGGACGGGTTTTCCAGCGAGGTTCTCAGTTCCTCAAACGCTACGCGGAGGGCCCGGCTGCGGTTTCGTTCTGCCAATTCTTGAAATGCAACACTTGATCCCCGGACGGCTAAAGCTTCTGTGTTTACGCGCTGGCGCTCTTCTGCGATCAATCCCGAAAATATTCCGGTTTGCAGTGGCATTTTTTAATATTCCGATGGCCCGATGGCGCAACGACTCAATCAAAAGATCGTTACCGGGCAGTCATTCTCATCGCCAAGGTAGACCATGGCTCGCCCGAGCGCCATGATTAGCGCCACGATGTAATCGATCTTGTCCGTCGCCTTGGATTTATCAGGTTTGAGATTTCCCGCTGGGTCTTGGGTGACCGCGAGATTGCTGGCCATCCAGCTTGCCACGGGATTTCCGCCGTGTTCGATTTTTCTATCAAGGACCAGGCCTGTCAGGTGCTTGGTGGGCTCGCTCATACTCTTAAATCCCTGGCGAAATTCCACCATCTTGATTCCGTCACTTTGGAGTTGT